CGAAGGGCTCCGCAGCACTGGGCTTCTGCCTTAAACCTCTGCAGAAGTTTCTTTGGAAGTCGTTGCGTCGCAATCCAGCCTTCACGCTGGTGGGCGAACCTGTGACCGTTCAGTACATGAAAGAACGTTTGGGTGCACTTGATGAGGATGAGTACTACTTATCTGGTGATTATTCAAATGCTACAAATGAGCTGGCCCCTTGGGTCAGTGAATGTATAGCAAATGAGATCGCCAAGGTATGTGAACTCACTTACACGGAACATATGCTTTTGTTACGTGCCCTTACCATGCACACCATAGATCACAAAGGTGAATTAAAGCAACAACGCTGGGGACAGCTTATGGGCTCTGTTGTGTCTTTTCCAATACTCTGCATTGCTAATGCAGCCTTATGCCGCTGGGCACGTGAGGTATCGTATAATCAACGTATGACGCTTGCTGATTCCACCCTAATGGTTAATGGCGATGACTGTGCTATGAAAGTCTATCGCATAACCATACCTATATGGAATCGCATCACTTCGTTCTGTGGTCTATCACCGAGCATAGGTAAATACTTTGTTAGTTCTCAGTTTGTGAATATCAATTCTACAAACTTTTGGACCAATAATGAATCTGCCATTGCATGGTATAGGGCCTCAGGACTCGTTGCCGATGAGTATTACACGAAATCCAGCTACGTTAACCTTGGATTGCTTTACGGTTTGAAGCGTTCAGGTGAGGTAGTTGGAAAGACAGACATCTTTGCCACCCGTTCCACTTTGGGTGCGCGATGTCGCGACTTGATTGAAAATTGTCCTCAATCACTTCGCCAGCAAGTGATGAAATTGTTCCGGAATCATCACAAGTCTGTATTAGAGGGTGAACACAAAGTACGTGTACCATTATACATTCCGGAGGCATGGGGTGGTGTAGGTTTACCACCGGTCCTACCTAATTATGGACCATCTGATTTAGATCTTCGTATCTGTCATCAGATCCTAACTTCTCCGAAGTTATTTCCCGTTGGCAAACTTCCAGCCAATGTGAAGTGGAGCACGCACAAGTACGCTACTTCTAGGATCCCATCTATCGATGGACCTGATCCTACCGGCAAGACCTACGACCGGGTTTATGGTTTAGCTGTGATTGATTCATTATTCACAAGCTCTCAACCATTTGCCGAAACTAGTGACGAACGGTACGGCTTACAAGTGTTACGACGTAATGAGAATACGTGGGATAAGGCTCTACATAAGAACCCTAAACCACCTCCATTAGCATACGCAACGCTGTTAGCACGCGACCCC